AAGCTTAGGAAGGCAACTATATCTTGGGTACTACAACCCCTAAAAACTTCACCGGACAAACACCTAGACAAAACATTTTGGCTGGATGCGAGCGACCGGCTGATGTATGAAGGCAAAGCTCCACAGTTTGCCGACACAAAAGCAGCTCGCATGCCAGCGTTCTTTGAACATGCAAACACCAACCTCCCTCAATACGCTTAGTTTCCATTCTGAGAAGCTAGAGAAATTAGTAGAGGATCTGGAATCCAAGTTCGCTTGGTATCCTGTCCACCCCAAGGAGGATTTAGCCTCCATTATGTATCGCTCCGGACAATGGGAAGTGGTACAATATGTAAAATCTATTTTAAACGAATAACATGTGTATATTTGGCAGAAGTGCCCCGACACCTGTATCAACCCCTGCACCGATACAGCCTAGACAGCCAGACTTAATTGAAGCTTCTAAGGTACCAAGTAAGAAAGAATTACTAGACCCAGACGATGTAGCTGGAGTTGAATATGGAACATCAGCAAAGAAAGGTGACGCAGTTGGAGCGTCTAAGAGAGAAGGTACAGATGCTCTTAAAATCAATATCAACACCGGTCAAGGTGGACAAACTGGAGGACTAAATGTATAAGGCAAAGGAAAGATACTCTCAACTCATGTCAAATAGAACTCAGTTTCTAGACATGGCTGTAGAGTGTTCTGAACTTACCTTACCTTATTTAGTTACACACGACGACAACTACAAAGGCAAACGAACTCTTATTCAGCCTTACCAGTCAGTAGGAGCAAAGGCAGTGGTAACACTTGCAGCAAAACTTATGCTTGCAATACTACCACCACAAACAGCCTTCTTTAAACTACAGGTGAGAGACGATAAGCTGGGCGAAACCCTTGATCCGATGATGCGTAGTGAGTTAGACCTATCTTTCTCAAAGATTGAGAGACTGATTATGGATTACATAGCAGCATCTAGTGACAGAGTTGTCGTACATCAAGCCTTGAAACACCTCATTGTATCAGGTAATGCCTTGATATTTATGGGCAAGGAAGGTTTGAAACACTATCCACTACAAAGATATGTAGTAAACAGAGATGGTAATGGTAACGTAATCGAAATCGTTACAAAAGAATTAGTAAGTCGTAAGGTTTTGGGCATAGCACCCCCTCCTAACGAGCAGCCAAATGGCGAATACGGTGCTACAGAAGACGACGCTGAGGTATACACCTGTGTTAAGATGGACGAGAGCAGCGGTAACTGGAGATGGCACCAAGAAGTGGATGATATGATCCTAGAAGGTAGCCAGAGCACAGCACCGAAGAACGCCTCGCCATGGTTAGTGCTTCGATTCAATACAGTAGACGGAGAGGACTACGGACGTGGTAGAGTAGAGGAGTTCATTGGGGATCTAAGGAGTCTCGATGGGTTGTCTCAAGCTCTCGTAGAAGGTGCGAGTGTAGCAAGTAAAGTTATCTTTCTTGTATCACCATCTGCTACAACCAAGCCGGGCACTCTTGCCAAAGCTGGTAACGGAGCAATCATACAGGGTAGACCCGAAGATGTAGGAGTCGTGCAAGTCGGTAAGACAGCAGACTTTGCTACAGCTGCTAACTTAGCATCAGCAATAGAAAGAAGAATACTTGAAGCTTTCTTGGTTATGAACATCAGGAACGCAGAGAGAGTTACTGCTGAAGAGGTACGCCTCACACAGCTGGAATTGGAGAAGTCTCTGGGCGGGCTATTCAGCTTGCTTACAGTTGAGTTTCTAATACCATATCTCAACAGAACGTTGTTGATACTACAACGCAGTAACCAGATACCAAGACTACCGAAAGATGTCGTAAGACCTAAGATAGTTGCTGGTATTAATAGTCTAGGTAGAGGACAAGACAACGAATCCTTAACTAGATTTATACAGACAGTTGCAGCAACACTTGGCCCAGAAGCTTTAGTTAAGTTTATTGATCCTAGTGAAGCAATCAAACGATTAGCAGCGGCACAAGGTATAGATGTACTCAATCTTGTACGCACACCAGAGCAGCTACAACAGTTAAAACAGGAGACAGTTCAAGACAAGACTAATCAGTCACTTGTCGATCAGGCTGGTCAGCTTGCTGGTACACCACTTATGGACCCAGCTAAGAATCCTGATATAGCAGATCAAGCAGCAACTGTGTTAAGTAACTTACAACCACCACAAGAGTAAATGTCAGAAACATTATCATATCAGCCAGAGACAACAACTGAAACTGTACCTGATAATCTTACACCAGAGGAGCAAGATAGCCTTGCCGTTGGCGAAAAGATGCAGGCAGCTCAGGATAACTTACTGGCTGGTAAATATAAAAATGCCGAAGAGCTAGAAAAGGCATACGTAGAGCTACAGAAAAAGCTTGGAGATAATAAGGAAGAGGATACAGAGCAAGCAAGTTCAGAGGAGCAGGCAGAAGATAAGCCACAGTTTTCTGAAAATGCTACACTAATTACAGATGCCAGCAAGGAGTACTTTGATAATGGTAATAAATTATCACCGGAAACTATGGCTAAGTTTGCTTCCTTATCTAGCCAAGATCTTATCAAAGCCTACTTAGAGGTACAATCTAACCCTGAGTTTCAACAGCAACAAGCAGCACCACCAGCTGAAATTACTACAGCTCAGATCAATCAGATTAAGAACTCAGCAGGCGGTGATACAGCGTATGCTAATATAGTAAACTGGGCAAAAGCTAATCTACCGAACGAACAGATAACTGCGTTTGACGAGGTAGTCAATACAGGCAGTGTACAAGCTATACAACTAGCTGTATCAGGATTGAAAGCTCAATATGATAACGCCAATGGAGTTGAAGGTAGATTAGTAACAGGTAAAACTGCCCCGAACAACGGGGATGTCTTTCGTAGCCATGCGGAACTTGTCCGTGCTATGAATGACGCAAGGTATGATAGCGACCCTGCCTACAGGCAAGATGTTATCGAAAAATTAGACAGATCAGATTTGGATTTTTAACTATGCCACAAGGAAAAGGAACTTACGGAAGTAAAAAAGGTAGACCACCAGCTAAAGATAAGAAGAAAGGACTACCAGCAGGACTAGCTGCTCTTGCAAAAAAGAGACCGAAAGTTGCAGCTGCTATCATGAAGAATAAAAATAAAAAGAAAAAGTAATGGCTAAAAAACCAAGAGAGGGTGATGGTGGTTCTCCTTATCAACCCTACAAACCAAAGCCATCTGGCCCATACGTGCCTGCACCCGGTAAGAAGCTGGCTAAAGCTAAGAATGTTTTTTCTGGACCTTACTATGACGATCTAAGGAACATCAATAAGTTCCGAGACAATGCCGACAAGGTATTTAAAAGAAAAAAGAAACCATCCACAAACGGAGTAAACGAAGCATGACACATCACAACCACGAAAATCAAAAATGGCATCCAGCAGAGGAGCTTAACGGAAGACTAGCTATGATAGGTATAGTCGCAGCTCTACTTAACTATGCTTGGACAGGGCAAATCATTCCCGGCATCTGGTAATGGCCAGAAAGAAGGGAGTTAGCCTGTCCCTTGGAAGAGGCGAGAAGAGCCGCAAAGGCGGCCTAACAGCCAAAGGTAGAGCCAAGTACAATCGTGCCACTGGCTCTAATCTTAAGGCTCCACAGCCCGGAGGAGGGGCTCGTAAGAGGTCTTTCTGTGCTCGCATGAGTGGAGTAAAAGGCCCAATGAAAAAACCAAACGGGAAGCCTACACGAAAGGCTCTCGCACTACGACGTTGGAAATGCTAACATGGCAATCACTTATTCAGAAGACGGTTCTGTAAAGAAAAGTAAAGGTAACAAGAAAGCGATAGCTTTGAACGCTGGCCCTAGTACACCTATCAAACTTTACACTGATGTAAATGAGCCTAGTGGTAGATTTTTAATCAACACTGGTGCTGGTAGACCGGGTAAAATTAGATTAAAAAAAGGTAAAGCATAATGGCACACAAGAAAGGATCAAAGTGTGGTTGCAAACATGGAGGTAAGAAGAAGTAATGGGTAAGTTATGTCCACGTGGTAAAGCAGCTGCCAAAAGAAAGTTTAAAGTATACCCATCTGCATACGCTAACGCCTATGGTGTTAAGGTATGTAAAGGTCAAGTCAAAGCTGGTGGTAAGAAGAAGACTGCCCCCGGCTATAGCAAAGCGAAAAGAAGATGAGCTTACGTAGATGGTTCCAAGAGAAATGGGTTGACACCAAAACTGGTAAGCCCTGTGGCAGACAGAAAGGTGAGAAGCGTAAAGGCTACCCAGCTTGCAGACCATCTAAACGTGTGTCATCCAAAACACCTAAGACTACAGGTGAGATGTCTAAAGGCGAGAAGGCCAAGTTCAATAGAACTAAGACAAGTAGTAAGAGGATTAATTATAATCACTCGAGACGGAAGAAAAAACCCGTCCGTTCATCCCTGCGTATTAACAAGTAGGGACGCATGACACCCAAGCATGGAACGGGGCTTGGATATATGGAGATTACCGTGAAAGTAACATTCGTATATCGTGGCATCAAGTACACAAGAGTAATCGGTTAAGGCCGTACAGGGAGGTTCAAGTCCTCCCATCTCTATTGGCGAGAGCCCAGTACGCTGGATACCTTGAGCCGTCTAGACGGTGGGATAGACCACAAAATGGCCAAAAAAAAATTTCAGATCTGAGAAAAGTAAACAATATCATTCTTAGAAATGGCACAACAAAATAGCACACTGACTACTGCTTTAACCCAGTTAGGTCAGTCAAACTCAGCTGGAGACAAGAGGGCGTTATACCTTAAATTGTTTTCCGGGGAAATGTTCAAAGGCTTCCAAAGGAACACGATAGCACGTGACCTTGTAATGAAGAGAACACTTCAGAACGGAAAGAGTATCCAGTTCATCTACACAGGTAGAACAAAAGCCGAGTATCATACACCCGGCAACAGCATACTAGGTAACTCTGATGGAGCACCTCCAGTAGCTGAAAAGACAATCACAGTTGATGACCTACTCATCAGTTCTGCGTTTGTCTATGAATTAGATGAGACACTTTCTCACTATGATTTGAGAGGTGAGATCTCAAGAAAGATTGGTTATGCTCTTGCAGAACAGTATGACAGAAAGATCTTTAGAGCAGTAACAAAAGCTGCTAGACAAGCACACCCTATCACAAAGGCAAACTTTGTAGAGCCCGGTGGAACACAGATCAGAGTTGGTTCAACAGGAACTAACGCATCTGATGCTTACGATTCTGTTAAGCTAGTAAACGCTTTCTACGATGCAGCTGCTGCACTTGACGAGAAAGGCGTATCTGGCGAAGGTAGAGTAGCTGTTCTTAACCCAAGACAGTACTACGAACTAATACAGAACGTAGAATCAAACGGCTTAATCAACCGTAACGAGAGAGGAGATGCAATACAGTCCGGAAACGGCATCATTGAAATAGCTGGTATTACCATCTACAAGTCAATGAACATTCCTTTCTTTGGTAGATTCGGTACTAAATATGGTACAGCTTCTGCTACAAACCCCGGTGTTGCAGACCCCGGAAACACAGGTAGCTTTACCGAAGTAACAATGGAAGACGAAAGAGCTGGCTCTTCTGCAACTAAGACTATCAACACTTATGGTAATGGTACATCTGAGTTTGAAAACAGCTGTGGACTTATCTTCCAAAAAGAAGCTGCTGCTTGCGTTGAAGCAATCGGACCTCAAGTACAGGTAACAAGCGGAGACATATCCGTGGTTTACCAAGGCGACGTAATCTTAGGTCGTCTAGCTATGGGTGCAGATTCACTTAACCCAGCTGCTGCTGTTGAACTGTTCGCTGGAACAGCAACTAAGCCTTCTGCAATGACTTAATTTTTATTTTTATACGGGAGCTTCGGCTCCCCTTTTTTCTAATGGCGACCACAACTATTGACACCGATACCGAACTATCCGCAGTGAACTCTATACTGGGAGCTATCGGACAAGCACCAATTACAACACTAGGTACTGTCAGCGTAACTGACGGTATATCAGCATATGATAATCCAGAAGTAGCTATGGTTTATAATCTACTCCGTGATGCCAACGTAGACACGCAGGCAGAGGGGTGGCATTTTAACTCAGAGTACAATGTAAAATTCCAACCTGACTCTACTACTAAAAAAATTACAATTAGTAATGACATATTGTCTATGGATTTTCATGGCAATCAGGTAGATAGACGCTATGATCTTGTAAGACGTGGCGGATTCTTATATGATAAACTATCTACAAAAGATAATAAAGACGAGTTTGACACAGATATGTATTTAGATGTAGTCAGGCTATACAACTTTACAGACTTACCTATCATCTTTAGAAGATACATAACATACAGAGCGTCTCGAGTTGCTGCTACTAAATTAGTTGCAAACCCACAGCTTGTAAAATTACTGGCTCAACAGGAAGCTCTTGCACGAGCTGCACTTATGGAGTACGAATGTAATCAAGCAGATCATAGTATGTTTGGATTTGAAGATGGTAGCTCATATCAAACTTACCAACCTTGGAGAAACCTTAGAAGATAATGGCAAGTATCACACAAACTATCCCTCAATACTCACTAGGAATGTCAGAACAGCCTGACAATCTAAAGTTTCCCGGTCAGGTAACAGAGGTAACAAACGCAATACCAGACCTGACAAGAGGTCTTTTCAAGAGACCGGGTGCTAAACGTGTAGGCACTAGCCCACTATCGAGTGTACAGAGTGGAGGTTCGTGGTTCCATTACTTTCGTGATGAGACAGAAGGATCTTACATAGGACAAGTAGCTGCTGATGGTCAGGTCAGGATATGGAGCTGCAAGACAGGTGCACTCCAGACTACTGTTTATGGCACAGGCGGTCAAACAGCTATACAAAATTATCTGCAGACAGCTACACCAGAAAACTTACAATTCTTAACAATCAATGATACTACATTTGTAACCAACAGAGACAGCAGTAACTATACACAAGCAGAGATAAATGCTGGAGGTACACCATCAGGCATATCAGCTGGTGATGCAAGAACTGTTACAACTGTAGGTACAACAGGAACAACACCGGCTGCATCTGATACTCACTTTGCGTTCTTAGAACTATTACGTACAGAAAACGGTAGACAGTATAGTGTCAATATACATGGTACTGGCACTACCGCTACAACACAAACACGTGCTACACGTATTAAAATACAAAGTGATGACCTTGATGAGACAGATGGTACAGGTCATTGTCCCGGTATAGGTACACAGGTATTTAGTATAGACAGCGGTGATAAAAAGAATTTAATATTTAGAATCAATACTTTAGGTCAGCAGGGTGTTAGTCCTAACTATAGTGCTGACCCTAATGGCCCAGATGGTGATAACTATAGATGCTCCTATAACAGAGAGGTTGTGTTATTACATGGTGGAGAAGGCTGGGTTGAAGGTGATACTGTAAACGCTACACTTACAGCAGCTGCTGGTGGTGCAGATACTAATAATAATGGTACGCCAGATGCTGCTGCCACTTATGTTATACGTGTAGAAGATCACGAAACAACGTCTGTTCTTGCTACAGTAAGTACAAATGGTGACGGAGTTATTAGACCAGCTCCTACACCTTTTGACGCAGATACAGCAGTTACAGCTGATACTATTTTAGGTGGTTTAAAAACTGAGATTGAAAACAAGATCAGTACAATTAGTTGTCAAATTATAGGTAACGGTATATATGTTTCTAGCTCTAACCAATTTCAGTTAGAAGTTACAGACGATGATCTTATGCGGTCATTTCAGTCCTCTATTAATAATGTACAAAACTTACCTAATCAGTGTAAGCATGGTTACATAGTAAAAGTATCTAACTCGTTACGTTCTGAAGAAGACGATTACTACCTTAAATTCGAGGGTCAGAATGATAAAGATGGAGTTGGTTCTTGGGTTGAATGTGCTAAACCCGGCATACCTAAAACACTTACTAACATGCCGTTGGTTATACAGCGTACAGCTACAAATACATTTACTGTTAAACAGTTTACATATGAAGATAGACTAATCGGTGATGACAGAACTAATCCACTACCATCTTTTGTAGGTTCACGTATAAATAAAGTATTATTCTTTCGTAATAGATTAGCACTTTTATCAGGTGAGAATGTAATACTATCACGACCGGGAAGTATTGCTAAACCTGACTTCTTTGCAGAAACAGCATTGACAGTCTCAGCTAGTGACCCTATTGATATATCTGCTGCCTCTACATTTCCATCTGAATTGTTTGATGGTATAGATATTAACACAGGTTTACTTATATTCAGTACAAACCAACAGTTCTTACTTGCATCTGATGATACAGTTCTAAACCCTGATACTGCAAAGTTACGTAGTGTATCTACCTTTCATTATAACGAAGCTATATCTCCTATATCTTTAGGTACGACTGTAGCCTATGTTGACAACTCCGGTAAGTTTAGTCGATTCAATGAAATGGCAAACATACGTCGCGAAGGCGAGCCCAATGTTGTTGAAGTAAGTAAAATTGTACCTACATTATTACCAAAAGATATAGATTTACTGACTAACTCTAGAGAAAACTCTATGGTATTACTAGGTAAAACTAATTCAGATGTAGTTTTAGGCTACAAATACTTTCAAGTATCAGAACAAAGGCAGCAAGCTGCTTGGTTCAAATGGAAATT